TGAAATTGTTGTTTGTTGCTTTGCGGATAAAGGATTCCAGGGCTTGAAGGCGTACTTCAAGCCCCGTATCGCTTTCATCCGTTGTCACAAACCGTCTGACTTCCTCAACCGTCAGAATCATGGGGCATCACCCCCATCACTTCTTAAACTTGGCCAGCACGACCTTGGAAGTATTGGACAGGGCAACAGTGTAGTGCTTGTCCACGCTGATGTCAGTCTTACGGGCCAGGGAAACACGGTCAGTTTCCACGCTGGTGTCACGCTTCAGATACACGGTCAGGGCGGCGGCGTCTTCCTCGGTTTCCGCATCGTTGTTCAACTTCACGATGGGGCAGGAGTAGTTCGCATCGTCATCCACCAGGGGCACCTTCTTGGAAGCCACCACACGGCAGTTCGCAATCTTGCCGATTTCGCCGGAAACCATGGTGTGACCGGGATACTTGTCAGCAGACAGGAAATCCGCATCCTTGCGCAACTTGGTTACCTGCTTGGGATGAATGAAGATCACCTTTTCGGTGTTGACTTCCTCGTCGAACAGGTCAATGGCGTCCACAATGGAAGCGTAGGAAATCTGGGCAGCAGAACCGTCATAGGTAAGTTGGGCACCCTGAAGGGCATCCATAGCATCGTTGTCCACCTTGGCGGCGATGGCCTTGGCCAACTGGTTATTGGCTTCACCCACAGGGTTGCCATAGCCGGACAGCACAGCCTCATCGGTCAGTTCCACAGCCTTCATGGCCTTCTTGACCCTGGCCTGCGTAGTGGTCGCAGTCAGCTTCACGGTTTCGGCGGCAATGCCTTCCGCAATGTCCTCCGCATCGCCAATGTAGGCGTACTGGGGCACGGTGATGGTGTCACCGGGAATGCCAGCCAGGGTGCGGTCAACCTTGGCAAAGGGGGCCACGACAATCTTCTTTTCCACCTTGGCGGAAATCATGTCGGCCATCACCTGGGGGTTAATGAGATCAGCGATCATAGTAGTCTGGTTCGCCATAATGTTTCATCCTTTCGTTTGTCAGTTCTTGTTGAGTTGTTCATAGGCTTCCGGGTTTTCGTTGTACAGTTTCAGCCTTTCCTGATAGCCCATGCGGTTAAATTCTTCCTTGCTCACGCCGTGGGCGTTGCTGTTGTCCGGCAGGGGCAGTTCACGCACCTTTTGCTTTCCCGCAGATGCGAACATGGAAGGCTTTTGCGTCTGAAGTGCATCCAGGCGGTCTTTCAGATTGATTACCTGCTTCTTGTCATCCAAAGTCAGCGGATCACCGTTGTTTTCCATCACATACATCAGATAGTCCACATCCACCGCACCACGCTGAACCAGATGTTCACGCACCTGGCCCCGAATCTGCGCCTGTGCCAGTTCCGTCTGAAGTTGCTGCACCAACTGGTCATGCTGCTGCTTTTCCTGCTCAAAGGCGGCAATCTTGCCAGCCATTTCTGCACTGCCTTCGTTTGCTTTCCGCAGGTCGTCCAAATCCTTAATGGCCGTATCATACTGGCCTTTCAGTTTCGGATACCGGGCGTCCATGTTTTCGTGGGAAGTGGTGTAAATCTTTTCAGATTTCATCCGTTCCTCCACCTGCTGGATGATGGCATCCTCAATGCCCAGTGCCTTCAGAATGTCCTTGATCGTCATGGTTACCGTCCTTTCTTATGCTTTTTACGGGGTCGCATCCCTTAGAAATAGGCTGATTACTGCCAGCCCTCGCAGATATATGCAAAAGCGGTTTCCCGCCTTATGCCAGTAGTTTCACAGTCACAGCGTGGCCGTAGCCTGTTTTTTGTACGCCTGCAAGTGAATCACAGGCGTGGAAACAGATGAAGGCTTGAATTCCTGTGCCTGCCCATATCCGCCGTAGTTCAACGCTGCGCCAGTGTTCACAAAAAGCCTTTCTATGCACATGGCTGAACAGTTCGCCGGGGAAGTGCGGAAAAAATTCTGCTTCATAATCATGGGCAAATGCGTGTGGGAATGGATAAACACATCACAGTCCACAATGGATGCCATGTCCGCAAGCCGGATGGCTTTAGCACCTTCCTTGCGGCCACCGCCGCTTCCGTGTGTTGCGTAAATTGTGTACCATTGCGCTGCTGTTTGTCCGTTGTGGCAATCGTGCTTTCTGCGTGTCCCAAACCGCAGGAAAATCAGAATGCCCTCCGGTGCATACTTGTCTTCAATGCCCAACTCCCGGCAAGCAAGCCGTGTCATGTCAATGCCGTCACTGCGGTATGCCCTGTTTTCATGGTTGCCCGTGGTTACGCCGATGATCTTGCCCACAATCGGGCGAAGCATCGTTACCATTTCGGTAATCTGTTGCATAGGGGACAGCATTTCGGTGTATATGTCACTGACGCTATTCCGAAGGGCAGTGTTCATCAGATCGCCGTTGAGGATGCACAGGCCGTGCGGGTCTTCCTGAATCTCTTTGATTCGCCTTTCGACTTCCTGTTGCATACAATGCGCATCACCGATGTGCAAGTCTGCCAGCGTGTAAATGTTTGCGGCATTCCAGTCTGCTGGATAGTCAGCCCTGACACACTTCATGTTGCCCTCCTTAGCCCAGCAGTTTCGTCCAGGTCTTCAGTCCGGCAATACCGTCCGCTGTCAGGCCCTTGCTTTTCTGGTAGTTCTTCAGGGCGGCAATGGTCTTGCTTCCGGCAATGCCATCCGTGCTGCCTGCGTCAAAACCGTTTTCATTCAGCAGGAATTGCAGCACTTTTACCATCGTTCCACGGCTTCCGTTCTTCACAGTCAACGCACCCGCAATATTTGCACTCTCTTTTGCGCTCTGCTGCGTTCCAGTTGCCTGTGTGGGAGTTTGTTCCACCTTTTCTTCCGGGGCTGTGGTGGCCGTTTCTGTGCCGTAATTCGGGCGTCCATATCCCTGGATTCTGTTGTAGTTCAGGGCATAGGATTTCTTGAATACACCGCCACCGTTTGCCACCACACCCGCTGCACCGGAAGTATTGCCTTCCACGGTGTACACACGGCTGCTGTCCACCTTGTAAACAAGGCCCGTGTGGGTGATGTTGTTGGTGGAATCACCAAAGAAAATCTGGTCACCGGGCTGCGGGGTATTGAACAGTTGCCCCTTGTACCTGAAATATCCACGGGCAGAACCACATCCGGCAGCACAGTTATCAGTCGCAGGATGATTCAGCAGTTTCATGGCGGCTGCCCGTCCGTATGCCTGCACAAAGCACCAGCACACAAACACAGCACACCAGGCGTATCCGTTTTTCTTGCCGTTGAAGTAAATGGGATTGTCCAAATCCCTTGCATACTTGGTGTAGTTCTTTTGCCCTGCGTTTCCAGTCTTGCTGTCCAGTTGTGCATTGTTTGCCTTTTCCAGGTAGCCCACTTCCGCAAGGGCGATATCAATCACTTTTTGCTTGTCATAAGCCATGCAATTCCCTCCCCGTTTTCAGCGCACGAAAAAGGGCACGGGGTTTCCCCCATGCCCTGGTTTGCCACTATGTAATTATTCCACCATATCAGGCGGCTGGGTTTCCTCAATGTCCGGCTGGACTTCCACCACAGTCTTTGCAGCAGCAGCGTCAATCAGGCCCTCACTGATGATGTACGCCAGTACACCAGCACCCGCCATGATGAGTGCCACTACCTGGGTCACGGTATCTTCTGCCACGCCAAAGGCCACCAGCAGCATACCCACAAAGTCAGCCACAGCCACCCACAGTTTCCGGGAAGTCAGTTTAGTTTTCCAGTTCATGTTCATGCTCCTTTCGTTCTTCAGGTTCAGCCATCTTCAGCACTGCACTAATACAGCGCAGCGCAAACCATCCCCAGGTCACTGCCCAGCAGCCCCAGGGGATATTGATCCCATTCGCTGACAAAATGTACAGCGCAATCAGAAAGTACGGCAATGGTATCACTCCTTTTTTGTGCATCAAAAAAGCACCTTGCAAGGTGCAGGGTGCTTTGTGATATTTCATTTTATCTCATGTGTAATCGGTGATAACAACCTTACCCGCTAAAGAAGATAACGGGCTGCCATCAATTTTGAAATTCTCAACAAGATCATTTGCGCTTGTGAAATACTGCATCTTATCACGGCGGTGCTGTTCACCAATGCCGATTCCTTCATCCATCCATGTGAAAATGGTAAAATGCCTATTCTCCACATCGAACATAATATCCGATCCGTTTTCGATCTTGTCAATAAGTTCAGTTTTCGTCATGGTAGTTATCACCTCGCTTTATGATGTCGGAATGCTTCTTCAAATCTTCATCAGACAGTGCCTCTGGTTTTCCACGCTTCGGTTTCGTTCCGCTGTGGTCGAAAGTATGCTTATGGGCACCTGTTGGGTGAACATCCGGCCTGTTATGGTCTGATGTATCAAAGTCGGCTTGTGCTATGCCGTGTTCATCGTATAGCCGCCGTTGAAGCGTTTGCCCTTCATCATCTGTTTTATCCACAGTCGTATTTGGTACGCCTTTAATCGGAAGGCCATTCGGAAGGTCAGAATTTCTCACCTTCATTATACCACTTTTCCCAGATTTTTCAAGGCTTTCAGCCGCTTTCAGGTACTTATTTTCAAAGTCCTCAAAGTCCTTTGCCTTGTCCAGACCAAAGAAATTTGCCCGTTCTTTCAGCGTTGCCAATTCGTCCGCATCCAGGGCTTTCCGTGCCCTTGTCAGGGCCACGCAGCGGCAGTTGCAATCCTGGGCAGGGTCACCAAAGTCCCCCGGATACATGGCTTTCAGACCGCCCAGCACGAAGGGCCTGTCCACTTCCTGTATCTGACCATCCAATTGCCTGTGTGCGTCACGGGTTTCACCGTCCAGCGTGGCATCCCACTGCTTCACGATGTCAGCACCCTTTTCCTTTGCTGCCATTCGTGCGTCATCTGCACTGGCCTGCTGGATTCGGTGTCCATCCGTCCGTACAATGCTCTTTGCACGGCTCAAAGGGATGTTCGCTTTGTTGCTGATGTTCCGGGCAATTTCTTCATACCGCTGGCCTGATGCAAGCCCCCTGCTGATTTCACTGGATATGGTTTTTTTCAGTTTCTTCATATCCAGCCCCAGTTCCGTATATACAGGGTGTGTCAGTTTGCTCTGTGTCACCACAGCCCTGTATACGGCTTTCTGGTCAATCGGGGCCAGTACAGGCATCCCCCGGCTGTGCAGGTCGTACATTGTGCCCACAAACCCGGTTGTGTAGGATTCTGTCAAATACTTTTCCAGGCTGGTGTATTCATCCGCTTGCAGTTTGTCAAGGATTGCAGAAATCTGTTTCTTCAGCGTCTTTTGATATTCCAGCCTGTACACCTGGCTTTGTGTCATATCATCCGACTGCATCAGTTTGATTCGCTCATTGATTTCCTGCAATGCCTTGCTGTACTGCTTTTCCAGTTCCCTGATGACTGCATCTTCATAGTCCAGTTGCGCCTGGATGACTTCTTTTTCAGCCTTGGTCAGCCTGACCGCATCATGTCCGCCTATCAGGGTTTTCCACTTCTGCTTACTCAATCAGATCACCGCCCACCGCCATCATCCCCGCCTTCCACGGGGACACTGTTCAGGGCGTCCCTTGCCTGGTACAAGGGTTCATCCTCCGGCTTTGGTGCCTTTGCCTTCAGTTCGGCTGCATCCACCTCCATCTGTTCCGCAATCCATTCCAGGAAGGTTTCATCATCAATCACCGTTTGCAGTCCCATGATGGTGTTGATTTCCGTCTGCCGTTTCTGCGCTTCCGTCAGTTCCACCTGGGCGTTTTCCAGATTGTTGCTGGGCGTCACCCGCTGGAAGTCGAAATACACATCATCAAAGGTGTACCCGGTATTTCGTTCCGCATTGATTTCCGGCAGCACGATTTTTTCCAGGATTTCCTGCAAGAACAGTTTGTACTGGATTTCCAGACCATCCGTCTTCATGTTCAGACGGGCGTATGCGGACTGGATGCCCATGTTCGTGGTGGCGTTGGTGTCCTTCAGGGCGTTTACATCCAGGGCTTGACCAAAGCGGTAAATGTTCCGCTCGTCAATCTCCATTTTTGTCCTGCGTGCTTCCACAGGCACATCCACCGTCTTGATGTCAAGGCTGCTGCCTTCAGGCAAGCCCACCACACGCTTGGTCTTCATGTTCAGGTGCAAGGCGTCCAGGTCTTGCCCCTCATAGCCCACGGCCACATAATACGCATCGTTGGTGTCCTGGATACTGTTCGTCAGTCCGCAGGCCATCAGGTCATAATCGTCAATGTTGTCCTTCAGGGCTTCCGTCAGACCGCCTTCCCGCTCATCGTTGTTATCACAGCGGAAAAAGGGAATCGTGCCGTAATCGTCCCCGGTCAGGCTGCCATCCTCTGCGACTTCATACACAATATGGGGGCGGGGATTGTTCTCCATGCTGTCATCCGGCACAATCGCACCGTCAGCCTCCTGCACAAAGAAGGTCACCTGCTGTGCATCCCACACCTGAATGCGGGTAATGGGCTTCCTGTCCTTTGTCAGCCTGTCCACATACCAGTAAATCACATAATCGCACTGGTCATCCGTTTCCTTTGCCCGGACTTCCACCACGCCCATGCTATTCGCTGCCATGAATTCCGTCCGGCTGGTGTTGCCCTTGTTCGCCTTGTATGCGTACATATACCCGCTACCTGTTGCCACACAACTGGTCAGCATCTTCTTGCTTTGGGCGATAAACCGCATATTGTCATTGAATCGGGCGTTCAGTTCTTCCTGCAAGTCAGGATCATCCGACTTGATAAAGCCCTCCTTGCCTGACAGCAGATACTCCACGCCCTGATCGACGATTTCCGTAAAATACGGATGACTAATCCGGGCATTGTACCGCAGTTTGTCTTCCACCAGTTTGTGTTCATCGTTCACAAAGAAAAAACGACACCGCTTGATGTCGTGTTTGCCCTTGTAGTACCTCCACCCCAGTTTTGCGGCACTTTTCAGTTCTGATGCCTTGTCGCTGTCGATAAAGGCTTTGATTTCTCCCGGCGTCAGCATTTCCCCACCTCCGTGTTTATACCAACCATTTGTTCTTCTTTCTCCATCCTTCAATGGAATATCTCAACGCTGCCATAGCGTCATCCTGAAAAGGCACAGGTTCGTCCAGGTATTCCCCTGTCTTGTCATCCTTTTTCCATTTCCACTGCTGCATCTCCCTGATCGTGTTAATGCAGGAAGGATGCACAAAGATTTTCCGCTGTTTCAACCAGTCTATCTGTGCCTTTACGCTTCCTGCACTGCCCCCTTTATCCACGCCCTTTGCATGGATAAATCCAGCCTTCTTCCACATTTTGATTCTGTCGGGTTCAGCGGAATCACACCACATTTGACGGTTTTTCTCAAAGCCCTTTTTCAGTGCGATTTCCACGATTTCCGCAGTGTCTTTCTCAAATTCGTACAATTCCCTGGTGATGTACAGTTGATCGTCCTTAATACCCACGCCCAGGATGGCATCGGCATGGTTGTAACCAAAGTCCTGTGCATTGACGAAATCATCGTAATCCGCAGGATTCTGCGAAATGTCCTGCACTTCCCAATTATGAAGAATCAGGCCGCCTATCTCGCCCCATTCCCCCAGACCGTAAATCATGTAACCTTCCGGGTCAACCAGTTTCCTGCGCTCCATACGGGACTTGTATGCGCTGTCGATAAACCGATTCATCAGATAGGTGGAATGATGGGTCAGCACATTTTCATCAGGAATATCAAAAAAGACCTTCTTGATCCAGTGATTCCTGTTCACCGGGTTGAAGGTCATCCTGATCTGATAAAATTGTCCAGGCGGCAGCGTGCCACGCAAGCGGTCATCGATGATTTCCAGGTCTGCCTGCGTGAATTCCGTTGCTTCCTCCATCCACACATCCGTCAGTTTGCCTTTTGTGAATGTGATGGACTTCAACTTCTCCCGCTGCTTTTCATCATTCATTCCCCGGAAAATGATTTCGTTGCCGTTCACCCTGCACTGGATTTTCATGGGGTTCGTGGTGATTTTCCAGTATGTATCAGCCTTTTCACCGAAAATGCGGTATATCGCACCAGTCAATTCCGCAAAGGTGCTGTCCCGGTTGGATATATCCGATTTCCGCATGGCCACAAGGTTCCGGCCCTTGTCCCGCAGCAGGCGCAGGATATATTCCTGTGCCGTGTCCACGCTTTTCCCTGACCCGGCAGACCCTTTCATGACAATGTATCGCTTTGTGCTTTGGTCTACTTCCTTAAAGCAAGGGTTTGCCTGTATAGTGAGTTTCATTTAGCATCACCGTAATCCACCGTTACGGTCAATTCCATGTCCACCGTTTCTTCCACCTTGTCAGCAGGCTTTTCGCCCAGCATATCCCGGATGAATGTTGCAGACGGCAAATCACCCGCAAGGGCTTTCTTCACCTGCATAATCATCATCGCTTCCTGCACAGAAAAGTTCTTCCCCTTCAGCCCCTTCAGGCTTGTAATGGCTTCCAGGTCGTCCTGCGACTTTGCATCCAGTGGCAAGGACAGCAGGGTTTCCAGGGTTTTCCGCATAGTTCTTTTTTCCCTCCGTGCCTTCCCGGATGCAATGCCACCCTTGCGTCCCCTTCTCCTTGCTTCTTCCGTGCTTCCAATGGGCTTCAGATTGTCTACCCCGCCATTTTATTCACCTGCCTTTCTCACTAAAATGGCAGTT